CATACTTCTTGGAAAAGATATTGCAAGTATTTTAGATTTAAAAAATAACCACGATATAACCTCTTAACCAAGGTTATATCAAACAATTAATATGAAAACGAAAATAAAAGTAATCGTAGAAAAAGCGACTACAGGGAACTATGCATGTTATCCTGAGAAAGAATCTGATGATATCGGTCTAGCCGGGTATGGTGATACGGTAGACGAAGCAATTGAGGATTTTAAAGTCGCTTATGAGGAATTGTGTGAGTTTAATGCTAAAAAAGGTATTGTAACTAAAGAACTTGAATTTGAATTTATTAAAATTAAATAACTATGATAATAAAAGTAAACAGTTACATTCGTCCTTTAAAAGGACAAACTCTCGATCTTGATAGATATTTAAACTCTTTAAAAACAAGTTTAAACCTTATATTCATAAATAAAGAGTTTTATGATAAAATTCCAGAAAAAGAATATGTTTTAGAATATGTATACAACGAATCAAATGGAATATTAAGGATTATACTAGAACATAGATACAAAATTGATGAGCAACTATTATCAAATTTTATAAAAACTTTGATAGATTGCATTGCATTAAGCGAAAAATCAGTATTCTTTGATTCAGAATATGAAAAATTACGTACTTCTTCACTATCTGAAATGTATAATAATTTAATTAAATAGTACTTATATGTCAAAAATTATCAAAAGGATTAAATATCCAACTTGTACAGAAACTTACATCAAAATTGTAAGTGTATCTAATCGTCAGATGACATTTACAAAGATTGTCATCAATAGTGAAAAATCAACAGTAACTATAAACATTCAAAAAAATGGCACTCACAAAAAAATATAAACCTGGTCAACTCATTACCATAAACAATAGAGTTTACAGAGTTTGTAATGATTTACATTCATGTTGGATATGTAGTAGATGCGACCTTAAAATGTGTTTAAGAGGATGTACTAATACAATAGGTATTCATGGGTATCTTAAACTTATCAAATTATAATGGGTTACACAAAAGGACATGTTACGATTAAAACTGAAAAGATTGATCGTACACTTCATTTACGATTTAGACAGAATACAATCAAACTTAAAAAAGAATGTGAAAGACTTTGTTTAAATCTATTGAAATACAACGAAGCATCAGATGATGCAATCTGTGTATTATCTAATAGTGATTATGAAATTAGAGAAATAAAGAGTAATTGTTCAGAAGACAATGAAAACTATTTCTTACACTCTGATAGTTATGAGTTATTGCTAGAAAATAGCAAATACGATTGGTAACAAATTAATAATTTTTATCAAATGAATTACGAAAAAACATTAGAACTAGAAGCAGAACATTACTGCGCTAGAACAAGTGCTACCCAATTAGAAGCAATCAAAAAGGCTTATATGGATGGTGCAAAACGGAAGGACTTCAAACCTTCAAAGGCAGGAACAATTAGTTCAGCTATATTAGCTGCATTCTTTTTGTTCTTCTCAGTATTTGGAACTATAACAATATCTCCAATAGATGCGGTATTGAAAGTAATCCTTGTTGGATTCTTCATTATCGGTGTTATATTTTCAATAATGTCAGTAAGTGAGTATTTCAAATACAAACGTGACAAATACTTATATTAATATGTTTATACTTTTATCAGAAAAAGCAACTTCTTGCAGTAAAAAAGAAATAACTGCAAACAATGTTGTAATAGATGTTGATGCAATCGTGGCAATAAGACCTCTTGAAGAAGATGCACCAGAAAATGGAAGTGATATATTAATTGAAACAGATTCATCTATGTATAATATTGAAGTTTATGAAACTATAACAGAAATAGCAGAAAAACTTAGATGTGTTGAAGAAATTATCTAATACGTTTAGTCCTGTACGTATAAACAGGACGATCTTTAATGTAGCCTATGCCTCTCAAAGTACACGAGACATACGCCGGTCCAAAGCCCGGTCTTGACTAAGTCAAGGTTGTTAAGCTTGCCTCTAACAACAAGATTACAGATGGAAAGATATATCACAATAGGCCATGTTCAATAGAACAGTTTTAACATCAGCAGTTACATCGGAACCTGCATGGCCACAAGAGTCTATGACATTACTATCCAAGCGTGGATAAATTTTAGGTATCTCAATAGATATTAGTTGCTTATAATAGTATGTGAATATAATTATAAGCTTTTTTAATTAAACATTTATATGATTAATTATTAAATTAGTTAGTTGTTAATATGAGTTTTACTATAACAGTTTGTGAAAATAGTTATAGTTTTTTAATTAGTAATTTTAAATCAATTAAAATATGAATAAATTTGGAATAAGAATGAAAGAACGTCCAGTTGGAGAAGTCTTCACATGGTATGGAATGAAAATTAAAGTGGCATCCACTAATATTCGTAAGCTACCAAACAAATGTGTAAATTGTGCTTTATATGCAAAATGTTGTGTAAGAATTCCGTGTTTTCCAATAGAACGAAATGATGGCAAACACATCTATTATAAAAAAATAGAATAATATGGCAAAAACTATTATTAAAGAACGACCAGTCGGAACTGTCTTTGAATGGCACGGTCAACAAATTAAAGTAGTTGAAGATAATCTTCTTTGGTGTCATTCAAATTGTTGTTTTCGCGAAAGATGTGTTGGACATTATCATAATGTAAAAATTAAGTTCAAAGGCTGTACTATGTGCAGTAAAGAATCTAGAACAGATAAAAAGAATATTCATTATGAAAAAGTAAACCAATGAGTACATTTCTAACAAGCGATTTGCACTTTTCACATAAAATATTATGTGAAAATATACGAAAAATGTCAATTGAAGATAACAATAATCTTATCATCAATAACTGGAATAAAACAGTACATAAACAAGATACTGTTTTGATTTTAGGTGATGTTACAATGGATGATCCAAAAGTTATTACTGAAATAATGCCTAAACTAAAAGGCAATAAAGTTATAATTGGCGGTAATCATGATACTCTCAGATGTTGTAAGACCTTTATGAAACTAAATATCCCTGTAGTAGGGTGTATGGAGTATAAAGGATTTATACTATCACATGTACCGTTAGTCGCTGGAGAATCCAGTTATTATACTGCAAATATACATGGGCATTTACATATAATGACTACAAAAGATGTAAACTATTATGGTTTTTATTACTATAATGTAAATACCGAACTCCACAACTATACTCCAGTAAGATTGGAGGAAATACGTGAATTCTATAATGTTAAATAAAAATATTTCAATTTATGTAAATGAAAAAACTCAAACTAAGTACTCAAATAAAAGCATTTTGTTTTGGAGTATGGTGGATGGCATCAGTAATACCATTCATAGAAAAAGATTATAATATATTAGAAATAGTAAATCTATGGCTAATTATTATAGTTACATTAATTTTATGGTTTAAAAAAACTAAAAATGAAACGTAACTATATTGTGGCTAAATGCCAAATGACACGAGAATATAAAGATTATGTCAACTTAATTGTAGATAAGTCTTTAGATACATTCTTTAAAGCATTACCTCCATCTTATAAAAAGGAATATTTTGAAGTTAACTATTCATTTAGTAGCAACACAATATATTTAAAGTTGGTAATAGCTAATGAAACTGTATACAATGAGATAGATAAGTGTCGAACAAAACTAGAAACAGTTTTAGGAGATGAAATGAAATCTCATTATCTTCTAGCGAGATCTGAAGTGATTTTTAAACACTCTTTAAAAGTAAAAGAAGAAGTGGATGAAAGATTCAAACGTATTTCAGGTTATATGAAAGAAATTAAATAGAGTACACTCAGATTGAGCGAGTATTTGAACGGCAACCCCTAAAGTAGTTAAGTCTATGATAGGAAGTGGATACCTAGTATAAATAATATCGAACCTCATGCGAGGAGCTAACAGTACTTTAAACGGTGATAGCTCTAGCCGTTTAACTTTTAAAAACATTATCAAAATGTATAAAACAAAAAAGAAACTTTTCATTATAGGATTCGCCTTATTGGTTTTATCAATAGGGAGTTTATTTGTATGTTTGATTACAGCATACACGCTATTTCTATTAGCGGCCATCCCATTTCTGGGAATAGCTTTAATCAGTCTATTAGAAAACAAAGAAGATGCAAGTTTAAGTATATCTATAATTAGAGCATCGGAAGTAGCCACTGTAGCAAAAATACTTAAATCAACATTGCATGCAGAAAATCCATTATTTGGGTATCTGGTGGTAAGTAAAGATGCTTACAAAAGGAGAATAATAATATTAACGGCATCTCCGTTTGAAGTAGAACATCTTGCTGAAATGCTAAAGAATCATTGTTCTATCAATATTTATTATCCTGATAGTCCTCAAACTTATCTTCCATGTGAAGATTATTCTATGCACTTCAAACCTAAGTTAAAACTTAAATATATATTTTAATATGTTTAAGAAACATAAACATCAAAAGGAACCTTATTTTACAAAAGTTGAAAAACTTGAAGGATATGAACATCTTAATCCCAAAGTAAAAAAATATCTAAAGCGTAAACACTATACTCGAGAATTTTTAGAAGCGTTTAATAATTTTTGTAAAAACAATTATATGTTAAATACAAAAGAAAATCTGGAACTATTTCTAAATAATGAAAACGGTTTAGAACGTATAGTTGATGCAATTAGATCGTCTATTAGATACAAACATAATGGATATGAATATCTAGATGACCCCATATTTCGAGATATAGAAAATATCCTTTGGTTACAAAGAAACAGAAAAAATCAATAAACATTATCAAAATGAAAAAATTTATTATGATGCTAACATGCTTATTGTTAGCTATTTTCGCTACTTCGTGTAGTAAATCTGCTGTACAACCAGTAGATCAATTTGATGCAGACTCGTTATCTGCACAAGTCACAAATGCTGTAAATCAGCAACTAGATCCTTCTTTCAATAATATGAAAGAATTCAGAATTTATCGAGATTCATTAATAAAATTGAATCAAGATAAACAAATATTCATTAACATAAACCAAAACGCGTTTGAACAATGCGCTCGAGTGACTCTGAGTAAATATAAATCAATAACATTTACATTATTTATGAAAGAGTACAAAGAAGGATATGATAACGTATATAAATATTTGACGGAACAAAAAGACTCGCCAGTAATAGTTCAAACTGGCCCAGACTCTCTAAGTCCAAAACCTAAAATTTTGAAATAATGGTAGGAATGCACATTATAACGTTAGCAGTCTTGTCAGACAAGAATCTAACTCCTGCGCAAATTTCAAAAATTGCAGAGATCATGACAATGTCAGGAATGGTCAAAAAAGTATTATATTCATCTGAATTTTCCTTTGAAGATCATGCAAAAGAGATGATTAACAAAGGAATTAAAGATGGAATAATAGGAAATGCACATATACATATTGAGCAAACAGAAATAGAAGAAGATTCTATGCCCGAAGAAATATGTACATATGTAAAACACATTTCTGATCACAAGACAGTTCCAGAGTTTGCACATTTCTTTAGAAATTGCAGTTATTCAGAACAGCAGAGTATTTTAGGGGCATTAACGTATTTGAATGACAATATGATAACCCCAAAGACTCCAAGATTTACTTGGAAAAGAGTGGGGATATCAAAAGGTGATCTTATAAACTTGATAAATATTGGCAATATTTTACGAGAATGTGTCGGACGTTAAAAAATGTTCCAGAAAATTACGAAAAGGAACAAGAACCAAAAAATAAAAAACATAAGGTAAAATTAAAACCTTATAAAAGAACTAAATATCGAGACGATCAAGTCTCAAAGTATTAATCTCAAAAAATTATCAAAAATGAGTGAGAACAAAAAAACAACAGGTGCATTAAGCACTGGAGTAGGTGACGTAGAGAAATCAATTGATTCAAACGCAGTATTCAGAAAAGAATTGGTGGAAGCCGCAGCAGCAGACTTGTCAAAAGACAAAGACGAGGTAAAAAAGCGTGCTATCTATGATCTTCTGAAACAAGGAGAGTACAATCGTAATCTTATTTTACTCGGGCTTCGCCGTAATCGTGCAATCGATGATGCCTATGCAAAGTTCTTGAAAGATTTCGCAGAAATTAAAGACAACAATGTTGTTGGCGGAATCATGAAGGATATGTATGATGGCAAACTGGACGAAACGTCTTATCGTAAGGCTTTCAACAAGATTCGTGACGAATTTCAGAAAGTCAAGACAGAACAGGACAATCGCTATGCTGAGTACAAAGAGAAGCTTCGTAATCAATTCCCAGGCTGGACAAGAAACTGGGAACTCGAAAATATTCGAGGTAACTACTAAGCCTACTGGTCAAAGGCTATTAATTTAGTCAAGATAACAATTTAGTTACTGTGTAATAAAGTGCTATATGCCAAAAAATATTATACAGTAACTAATTAATTTTTAAAAGGTTATTCACTTCGAGTGCTATATGCCAAGAGGACAAATATTTCGTGAACAGAGTGAGAAGCAAATCCGATAGGACGCTATTTAGGTAACGAGTATTAAAAACAAATGAGTACATTTGGGTATTAGTGCTATATGCCATGTACCGAATAATGAATGTATATCAAAATAAGTAAATTCGTGCCTCTGTGCCGTTATTTGTAGAAAGCAACATTTAATTAATAAAATAAATATAAGTAATTATATTTATGGATTTATTTAGATTGCAGTAAGGCTTGAACTACATGTATATAACGATTTACAAAATCAATAATTTAGTTGGGATTAATGTTAAGAGTGCTTCATACCAGTTTAACCTACTTAACCCACGCTTACATCATAAGATGGTCTAAAGTATATATTAAAATATAATTAAATTAATCACTTAATTGTATTTAGTATATATAGAAGATTTGCGCATGGAGTTTTAGGGGTGATATCCTATTTCTCCAACTAAAAAAGAAATACTGCATCGTTTGAGTATGAAATAAGTTAGCAAGACCGGAGTTCGAATCTCCGCATCTCCACAGAGTGTAATCCTTTAGTCGGCATAAATTCTTATACACTTTAAACAAGAAAGCCGACATTTGGGGATGATTGGTGTTAGATTGCTAATGGAAAGAAATACGAGATGTTGTTATAAAAACAAACGACAATACAAATAATATTGTAAACTATACTCACGTAGCGTAAGTATAAGTTTCCTAGAGTAGACTATCTAGGTAAATAAATAGTCCTAAGCAGGTGAAATGCCTGCAATTAGGGAAAGGAGCGTAGTTTTACTACATTTAGGTAATGCTCGGCGGTTCGAGTCCGCACTTTCCCACAACCAAAACTTAACAATATGAAAGGATATAAAGGTGCGATTTGGGATAGAATTCCAGATCACTGGCGTAAAGCCGCAGAACATTGTAGGTGTAAACAACGCCTAATTGATAACATTTATATTGACATGATGAATTGTGTTAAGCTTAAATGTACAACTGAAAAACGATGGGGTAAGGATTATGTCAAAAGCATAAAAAATACTTATCTCGATAGTTTTAAAAACGTTAATTCTCCATTTTGTTGGGCCTTTAAGTGGCAAGAAACAAAAGAAGGAGTTGCATATTGGCAATCTGTAAATGAATGGGTTAATCATTTTAAAGATTATATGAGATGACAATTTATTCAGAAAATGAATTATTGTTTTATAACGGTATATTTAGTAATTTAAATCATTACGAAAAAAACCAATCTATAGTAGAGCAATTGCATTCTGCGCTGTTAAAAAAACAGCAAGGATGTGGTAGTTATCCATTCAATTCTTTATCTCCAATTCCAAAAACTATTTTAAAAGGATTCAATTGGCCAATAGAATTCATAAAATTAGCTAATTGGATATTTTTTAAATTATGGACACAAATAGGAATTATAGATTATAAAACAATGGAAGTAAGACTGAGAATATCCAGTAATATGCTGGAAAAATTATTTTTACAAAACATAATTACTAAAGATGAATTTGTTTGGTTGGATATGAACCTAAAACTAAACGTAATGAATCTTTGGGTATCTATAGTCGAAAAAGATTTGCCATTCTAGAATATATTTTATTAGTTTAAAATATATTTACACTAAATTGTAAGATTATGAAAAGTGTTGTAATACCAAAATCATCGCAAGATGAAATAGACATAGTCAAACAAGCGCAAGAAGGCTCCATAAAAGCCTTTAATAAACTGTTTAGCCAATATAAAACATTTATTGACAATCTATTGATTACCTACATTAAAGATGTAGACGAAGCAAAGGATTTAACCAATATTGTATTTATAAAGATGCGTAACAAATTAAGTAAGTTCTCAGAGTACAATAACTTTGCAGGATGGTTACGTATATTGGCTAAAAATACAGCCATAGATTATCTACGAGTAAAAAATAGAGACAAAGACAAATTCCCTATGACAAGTATGGATGTAGTAACATGTGGGTCTGATCAACTCATAAGTGAAAATCTAGATACAAAACTTGAAATAGATAAATTGAAAGCTTATCTCAAAACATATCCTAAGACTTGGCAACAAGTCTTTGGAATGGTTCTCGAAGGGTCATCTTATGGTGAAATATCTCTCGCTCTTGGTATGTCTACTAATACTATAAAAAGTATTATGAGAAGAATACGACCAAGGATAATTAAAAATTTCAACTATTAACAAATCTATCAGCGAAATTATGCTAATATTAGTATTCTTTCTAGTTTGTGTTGGGATGATTTATATCATTTCTCGATACAATAAGAGTCCAAATTTATTCATCAAATTATTATTGATGTTGCTTTTAGGATTCGCTGCTGGCATTGGCTATGCCTCTTTCAAAGGCAATAGCAAAAAAGAATTAACAAAAGTTAGTATTCCTACTCAGATGGGTATTAGTCAGAATGCAGAAATGGCCATATTCTCAGAAACTAATACTATTAGCCGATTGGACTCTGAGAGTTTAGATTACAATACTAATTATGTTAATAAACTTTCTAATGCTACAGTAAATAACCAAAAGTCTCACATTAAATGTAGAGACCCAATAATTCCGTTTAATACAAGCTGAATCTAAAAAATAAAGGAGGAAAGTAAATATTAAATAAGTAATAACAATTAAACATTTATCAAAAATGGGAAAAAATAATAAAAAGAAGTTTAACAAACCTACAGAAACAAAGCAACCAGAAACAAAACCTGTTGAAACTCAGGCAGTAAGTACACCAAAGAAACCGGAAGTAAAGCAGCCAGAAAAGCCACAACAGACAAAAATTGTGGCTACACAGCCGAAGAAACCGGTCACACCTCCAACACCTGTTACAACAGTAGAGGCTCAAACTGTTGAATCTGCTGCTAACATTGTAAACAAAGGTGTAAATTCAGAGGATATATCCCTTGATGTATTGGCAACAGTAACCAAGAATTTGACAGATCGTTATGTAAATCACCCTGTCGCAGGACAGAAAGAAGAGCTTATTGAAAGTATGCAAGGTGCCGGTGGTATTATCGACTTGTTCAATGTTGAATGTGTTGCTCGTATCTTGAAGAGTGGAAAGATGATTACTCTTACCAACATCAAGAACAGTGAAGCTTATAGCGCATTTCAGAAAACATGCGGATTCTTCGGAGTCATGCTGCCAGACCAGAAAATGCTCGCTAGCCCAAAGGAAGGTGTTCTTGAATTTAAGGATGGTGAGAACGGTGTCGTTGTTTCTGAAGAAACAAAAGAAATAATTGATCAGGAGGAAACTCGTGAGAAGAAAACCAAGGAAGTATTGACTGTCGAAAATACAACAGACGACAATCTTGATCTTGCTCTACAGCGTGTTTGGGACAAGGAGAAGTCAAAAAGTCTTGGCAACGGCTTTGTGAAAGTAATTGAGTTTATTCAGACTTATGATCATAATCATGCTACAACAGATGAAGATCGTAATATAGTTGACAACAGAACAGTTACTGACATAATTGATCGTATCTATACTGCCATACCAAAAGGTATGTTGTTGTTTGACGCATTGGGTAGAATGCTTATCAGTCTCATAAAAACAGATAAGAATCCAATTACAGCATTTTTGTCTCTGAAAGGACAAATGCGAATTGTCGACGACGTAAATTCGGTAAAAGACGACAGTGGTGATTATGTGAAAACAGTATATGTTTACCCATTCAAAGACAAAGAGATTGCACAGATTATCATTGCACTTGTCGACCACACATTGACCGGTATGTCTGAATCTTTTGGTCGTATGATCAAAGAGGCAGAAGACATAAAAGAAGGTAAACCTGGATTTGCAGAAAAAGAAGCACGAATCAAAGGAATAACATCTATCAAAGATTCCTATAAAGGAATTTATGATGCTATGACGATGATGAAGGAATCTGATATCAGTGCAATGAAGGACAATCGTGATGAAATAATTGCGGCTAAGGGCAATGCAGAAAAGAAGGCGGAGCTTGAACAAAAGAGCAAAACATTCTTTGTCGTTGCTGGAAACTATAATCTTTCTAGTAAAGATCCAGAAACCAAGAAAACAATCGTGAAGGATCCTGTTACTGTAAGAGAAATTTCCAAGTACATCGCAAATTTGTTCCGTCCAGTTGACTGCCAAATGCCAACTGACTTTGTTTTAACAGCTAAAGTTACAGAGACAAAAAACTAATTAATATACCCGGTCAAAGAAATAGAGTTATCAGACTGTATATGATAACATCTAAAAACTTAAGAAATTATAGTTATAAAAAGATCGAGTTATAATATCATCAAGATATGAAACAATTAGCGTCTATATTAATGTGTACAGCTCTCTTGGTGTGTGGATGGATTATTGGTTCTAGTAACCAATCATCTGCCACAGCGCAAGAGCTGCCTACTTTGTCAGTAAACTGGCAGAGTATGCCTATTGACTATCAATTTAGTCATAGCCAACAAAAAAGTGATCTAACAGGATACATAAAAAAAGACACAGTTGTACGTGTCGATACAGTATATATTCCAAAAATACAAAGAGTAAGAGTTCCTTACAAGGCTGAAATAAAAGATACCATCTACTATCCGATGATATTTATTATACGGCCAGAGCTCCCGGTTTCGTCGTCTACACCCGATAGCGTAAGAGTAGACAAATTTTTGTCTGATGGGCAAGAATAGAGTTATTACCCATTACTAATAACTCAAATTGTTGAATGCGACAATTAAAAATAAAGCATTGTAACTTGATACGAAGATATGTCAACCCTCTCAAAGGGCAAGAACCAAAAAATAGTATGTAAACTTATGCAGGGTGAAATCTGATACATAAGGAATAGGGAGAGCGTTTTATACATAACCCTGAAGTGAGAACCACTTGGAGACGGATAGTTTCAAAGACGCATTGAATGATACAGTAATTCAATAAACATGTATAGGTATCGGACATGTAAAGATATAGTGTATTCTTTATATAACCAACACGAGTTGAAATATATATTAGTCCAAATAATATATAACACTAAAAAATGATGTTATGCCAGGATAGTGTTTGTATTCTTCCAAAGAATATTACAAAGGTCCTTAAATTATCATAGGGTAAAAGATTAGTCTTTAGATTATGAGAGCTACTCATAAGTCGTATGGTGAATACGTCGCATATATCAATTTAATCCTTATCGTTCGATTCGATAATGTTTTGAGTCATCAAAGCATCCAGGGATGAGGTATAATTGGTGTGCTGAAAAAGATCCTTTTAATGAGTGATGTCCAGCTGGCTTTGGTCGTTTTACTGGGATATAAAAGATAAATGACAAGAAGGGATAGGCAGCCCTGATGCATGTGTTTCATGCTGCGTGTGAAGTCCGCAATAAGACTATTCATGAGGATTAATTGAAAGATTGGCAATCGAGTAAATAGATTAATAAATAATATTAGAAGAAGGAAAACTGCGAGTAAAACCATATAGAGTAAATGTTTATACAACGCCTCGTATAACCATTCTACATGTATTAAAAAAATAGAGAATTAATTATAGCTTTAATACAATTAAGGGCTAATTAAAAAGGTAAATTATGGAAACTATCCGATGCCCATATGAGTCCTGTTATTTAGTATGATATATTGTAAGCTGGTAATAATTGAAAGAGATAAATAACATGTTAAACAAAAATTGTGGATGTCCCCATACAGTGAGAACTGCCTATGGACCACGAGTACCAACCGTTAGTATCTATCAGTCTAAATTCTAGATTGCAACTCTAGAAGTAAAACGCAAAGAAGAAGATGATTCTGAAATATGTGGGTGTTTTGAAAGATAAACAGCATAAGTAAGAATGGGTTAAACTCCCACTATTCGTGTACTATAAATACGGTCTACAGTATATCCTTCAAGACTTTAAATCGTAAGGATAGATTGTTACATTTTTACATTAAAAATGAACTGGCAAAGGTTTATTTCTCCCCGTAGAATCGTTTGAAGCCCTCTGAAGGCTAGATTGTTCGATAATGGAACGTACTCCTTACGTTAAACAGGAAAACATGATATCTTGTAGGATACTCATGAATGATATAAAGATAACCTGCGTGCATATTGACATCAGATTATCCTTATATAACAAAATCTTATTACTTTAAATATAATGGAAGCGGGATGCTATTCATTATAATTTACATTCAAAGAAATTTTAAATGAAACTCTTATCGCTTTTGAATAAGTATTTTTGGCGTTCAAAGCTTTTATAATAAAGTATTATGCATGGGGCAAAGCTATTCCTACCATTGGAATCCCTACCGGCAATGAGATGAGGAAAACATAAAAAATATTATAGCAAAAAAGCGTTCACAATGGTGAAACCAAAATCGAGTTAAATTTAGATGGAGTATATCTTTGTATTTAATCTATCAAAAAATTTGCATTATGCAAAACAGAGATAATTCACATTATATAACTAATTCCGTTGGTGAATCAATCACGGAATCAAAAAGGGAATTTTATATGGAAAAAATTAATCCGGTAATTACCGGCACAGTAGAAAAAAATCGTGCAATACTTAACAAGTATGGCGAGAAATTTGGTATGGAGGTGTTTACAATTAAAGAAGAACAACTCGACCTAGACTTTCAGAAACGGAAAATGGAAGCTACAACAAATGGTGGATTTATCATGAATAAGCCATTCACTCGAATTGCTATTCAGAAGATTCCTATTATTTCAATCAGTATCGAACGAGATGGTGATAATACGGCTTATGTTTGCCTCAACAAAGATGTTGAAGGAAAGCGTATTGACTGCCCATTGCAGACACCAAAATTTGATGTTGACACAACAGACGAAAACATCCGTAAGGCAATTATGTCTTCTCGTGAAGGCAACAGCAATCCGATGTATTTCAGTAATTTACGGAAGCTCGAGGATCGTGTAACAGCATTGAATCGCAAGAGAATTATGGAATACACATGCGTTCTCGAAGACCTAAAGGCGCAAGTAAATGCTATGACAAGTCATATCGAGGCAGATCGGCAATATACCGAGAGTTACTATAACTCACTATCTACCAGCGGCAAAGAATCCGCTACGGTAACGGTTATTACAACTGAAACAACAACTGAATAATGGCGATGACAGCATGTGATCTAACAAAGCTCGATGCAATGCACATGCGTGAGTTGCTGTATGCTAACTCAATTCGTTCGTTATTTATTGATGAAACGAATAAGGAGGTATATAAACGGCTAGACATAAATGAAGATGGTACTTTAGTATTTGGTAAAACAAATATCAAATTTATCAATCGATTGTTTAATGCAGAAAAAGAAATATCTTTTATAGAATTTTCAATAAGAATAGCGGTAGATTTATGTGGTCGATTAAAAAACAATGATCGAATAAGTAAATCTGATCGGGAAAGTATATTGAGAGATCTTACTTCCGAAGTAATTCGGGAGAATTGTATTAACAATAAATTCGGCGTTGTAATCGATAGATTGCTTGATGCTGCTAGATTTGGTATTCCTACTGAATTATCTAGTCGTAATCGAAGCAATTATAGTGGTAACGGAAATAATGAAAATAAACCCCCTAAAGAACAAAAAGTTATTATCAAGCACGGTACGCAAGAAATAACTTTGCCTGGAAGTGGGGAAGGAATCGGTATTATTGAAACTACATTATATAAGCGATAAAGAAATACTATTGAAATAATTGAAGACTATAAAGCACTTTAGTTGAATGTTATTAAATGGAATTTTATATCGTGCGACTTAAATAGTTTAAGAAGTAGTTTAATCTATTTATGACCTCAATCTGGACCATAAAGTAATTTGGTATAAAAGAGAGAGCGCAATAAATGTAATAAAGAGAAGTATCAACTTATTTCCAATTAATTAGAATTTTTATAATTTGTATATTAAACAATCTAAGAGGCACATTAGAAAATATACAAATTAACAAATATAAAATTTCTCACAGGATACATTATTGAATAGGATTATACATAAAGCACCTTGTATAAAAATATTTAATAGTGTATCTGTGAAGCAATTTTCAAATTTATTATCCTTCGGTAAGATAATATATTACAACTGGCCAACAATCTAAAATGTGAGCTCATTTAATAATAATTTAAATCAAATATAAAATGAAACTTACAGCAAACGATATTACCAACGTAATCAATAAGATTGTTAATAATAAATCAAAAAACTGGAATTACCTACATACTCTAAATATCATGAGTAAGAAGGCAAAGGCAGCAGGAAAAGATGGCGGCATTAATTTGCACGCTTGTTATAATTCTATTCTTCAGTATACTGAACTAATGGTACAGTACAAACTATACCGTCAGGCGCTGAATAGTGGTTATACAACTTTCAAGGATGCACCAAACATGGAACATTGGAAGAACATATTCTTACTATGTGAAAAAAAAGAGATTCTAAAGGGTCTCAATAAAATACATTATATTAAGAAAGAAGTAAAAGCGGCTAAGGGCAATAAGATTACCCAAGTAGAAACATTTAACGAGCAAAAGTTGAATCAGTTAAAACATGATATCAGTATAGATATCGCTCGTATTCAGATGAGTATTGATAATTTCAATAACACAACTGCAATAGATATAGAAGAATCTATAACTTCTAGTGAAGAAAAAATTCTTTTAGCTGCATAAAAAATAAATTCGTTTTAAGACATTTAAAGGTTTAATTGGTGTAATTATACACCTCAAATGAGAAAACCCGTCAGAGAGCCTGCAAATGGCCTTAAATCGAATGTTTGGCCCACTCGTCTATCGGTAGGACGACAGATTTTCAGTCTGTTAAGATAGGTTCGATTCCTATGTGGACTACATAACTAAATAACGTTAAATTGAAACCTGTACCGTAGAGTTTGTACGTTATATTAGTACAGTAATAACATTATCAAAATGAAAAAAATATGAAAACATTAGCAACAATATTTAAAATAAAGAAAGGAAAGAAGATAGTAGATAATGTGCGTAGAGGATATACTACTATATGTACATTTAAACCAAGTAAGAAAAAGTGGCATGGTGAGATAGAAACTGGAGGTACAACACCTAGACCAAAACATGTACAAGGGGATCATTCAAACCATCATTTAATACTTGATACTATTATTAAAGAGAAACAAAAACGTTCTAAAGAAGAACGTTATAAGGACAAAGAAACTCGTTACAGAATTAACTGTAATCGTTTTGAGCAACTTTATTTGCGTCTTAAAAAACAAGGAAACGGGGAACCAATCCTTAGTAATCAACAATTACATTCTGTAGAAGAGTTTTTAAAGAGTGTAAAAGGACGTAAAAGACAAAAGCTAACTGCTAATAAAAAATTACTTATTGGACTTTACAAGGCATTAGTTTTAAATAATTGTCTTATAAAGAAGAGTGAGAAAAAGCCTTTAAATTATGAGAAATTTCATAATGAAAAGATGAATTCTTTCTGGAAAGAGCGAGATAAATGGTTTAAAGGATTACTTACCAAGAATCCTATATCGGATTCTGATAGAATTGAAAGACTTACTGTCATCGAACAAGGAAAGGAAGAATTGCGTGAAGCCGAAAAGAAATTGGAGGCTAGCATGAACAAGAAAAATACAATGAAATCATTAACACATGCCGATTATACAAAAACATATGAAGACATGGTTATACAAAAATGGATGGAAATCCAAATGAGTAGCATAAAAAATGCTACTAAAAATATGGCAAAAGATATTTCTGAGGCCTATATGAAAAAAGAGAAATCTGTTATAGAACAACAAGCTGTTGAAAACAGAGACAAAATACTAGCTTCAAGTAGAAAAGAAAAACCAAAAAAGAAGACTAGAGAGATTCCGTTCAGTCCATCTGTCGATTATGTAATTACAGTTGTAAAAGATAATCGTTACACAGAACACTCATTACACGGAACAATCCTTGAAATAAAGTCTACAAAATTATATACAGAGGCCACCGATATAGCACAATCTATGCATGACAAATGGTTCGATTCTCCATTCTGTAAGAAACCAAAAAGTACAGGATGGACATACATTACTGAAAGATATTCCATTTATAAAGATCCAATAACTGGAATATTAGTAAATAAACCCGGGGTTCAAAAACTTCAGATTTTGATTACAACTTCAGAAATGAAAAAGAATGGGTTGAAAGTAGCATAATATTCTTTTTATAAATTTTTATTTATTAGGAAGGAACCCTCACTCAGTATTAATCTGGCATAGACATGTGAAATGCATGGAGAGGGAACATAACATTATACATATTTGTGAATAAGATTCGGAGAACACGCATGACTTGTCAACAGAAATTGCAAATCTCAATACTGTAATGAGCTATAAAGAATACAGTAACTTAAAGGTAGGTTCTATAATTCAGTGGCAGAATCAACAAACCAATGTTGAAACGATGGTTCGATTCCATCTAGAACTTCAAATTAATTAGTGTCATAGTACCATGATTATAAAAAATGAGAATGTAAATGTATATGATATTGAGATCTTCCCAAATTGTTTTCATTGTACAGTTTATGACACTGAGAATGACAAACATTTATTATTTGAGATATCAGAACGTAAGAACCAATTGATAGAATTATATAATTATTTTACCAGTAAGGATAAAATATTTGCTGGGTATAATAATCATCATTATGATGACCCAATTATAAATTATATTATTGATTATTATGATAAAATGTTAAATATGGATTATATAAAGATATGTAGTTCATTGTTTAATCTATCAAAGGTAATAATAAATTCGGAAGAAGGAAATACAGATGCATGGAAAAAATGGAAGTACGCACATTACTTTCATTCTATGGATATACTAACTATGCTATTTAGTTCAAAACTAAGAGTAGGGTTAAAAGAAATGCAAGTAACAATGCATTATAAAAATGTGCAAGAGTATGATGGAAATTTCTATGAAAACATATCCGTAGAAAAAATAGAAGAAATGATATCCTACAATATAAATGACGTAGATTCAACTACTGAGTTACTCAATCGAGTAAAAAAGGAAGTGGATCTACGTCTCTTTATAGAAGAGGAATATGGTTTTGAATGTCTATCTATGGATAGTGTTAAATTTGGCGAAACATTATTAGCCAAATTATATTGCAAAAATACAGGAGTTGATATACACACTTTGAAAAATATGCGTAGTCCAATGGATTATATAGCATTAAAAGATGTAATACTCCCATTTATACATTATGAAGATAAAATTCTAGTTGACGCTCTAATTGATATGAAAAAACAAGTAGTATCAACAAAAGAGAGAAAGTCGTATGATTATAAATTTCTTTATAATGGCATCCAGTTTTCTGTAGGTGTTGGTGGTATACATACCATCAATAAGCCAGAGATATTCCTACCTAAGGATGACGAATATATAGGACATTCTGATGTGAATAGTCTATATCCTAGTTTAATTGTCTCTCATGAGCTAGAGCCTCAACATCTTGGAAAACCGTTTCTATATATATACAACAATATACTAAACGAAAGACTTGAAGCAAAACATTCAGGTAAAAAATTAAAGAACTTAGCGTTAAAATTAACTTTAAATTCAGTTACTGGAAAAATGCAACAAGAAACTTCTTGGATGTACGATCCATTTAGTGTATTCAAGATTAGAATAAACGGTCAGTTAATATTACTAATGTTAATTGAACGTTTAGTCGGTCTTGATTGTAAAATAATACAAGGTAATACTGATGGTGTTATGTATATAGCTAAAAAAGAAAACAAAGAAAAGATACAGAAAGCAATAACTGAAATAGAACAATTAACCAAATTAACATTTGAAACAGATGAATTTACAGCATTTTATCAGTATGCAGTAAACGATTATTTTGGAGTAACACCCAAAGGACTGATTGAAAAAAAAGGTATGTTTGGTACAGAACCAGTATTAGGAAAAGGTTTAGCACCAGCAATAATACCAAAAGCAATTATTAACTATTTTGTTAATAATATTCCAATAAAAGAAACTATTGAAAATTGTACAAATATAAACGATTTTTTAATGACTCAAAGAGTTAATAAGAAATTCAAAGTAGAGTACAATGATAAAAATATACAACGTATAAATAGATTTTATGCGAGTACAAATGGTTATTATTTATATAAGTATAATAATGAAGGAAAGTATTTAAATATACTTACTAAATCTGGAATTACAATACTTAATAAATTAGACGATATACCAATTTCCGAAAGGAATATAAACTATCGTTATTACGAAACAGAAGCTGCAAAGATAATTCAAGACTTTAAAACAGTAGAATTGTCTTTGTGGTAAAAAATATTATCAACATTTATCAAATTGTTCAGCAGATTAACCTAAAAGTTATAAAGTATGACAATTGAATTAAATTTGAGTCTCTTTGAAAAAGAGAAAATCAATATAAATCAAGCAATATTCTTAAGTCTTGTATTGAACGAAAATCAAAACAAAAATCAAGACGTTCACAAATTAGTCAGCCAAATAAGTGACGTTGAAATACAAGATTTAATATCTAAAGGGCTTGTTACCTTGATAGAGAAAGGTAATAATAAAATTTATAATACTACTCAAAAATTACTAGACGACCTAAAAACAGAAATAGTAAGTTTTGACCAGTTTTATAATCTTTATCCAATCTATGTTAATAGACCAGATGGTACACGTGGATTTCTAAGAGCTAATATAAACAAATGTAGACATGAATATAACAAAATAGTAGGTAATTCTACTAGTATGTCAGAACATGTATATGAATGTTTAAAATACCAAATAAACAGTTTGACTGCTAATGGTAAATTAGGTTATATGAAAACTATGTGGAAATGGTTAGTTAGCAGAGAATGGGAAGCTATAGAAGATGAAATGAGTTTTAATTCTAATAATGTGCAAACATATGGAACAGAACTTATCTAACCTCGGAATAAAAACAATTAGTACAGCTACTAGCGAGGCAGTAGCATACATAAAAGCAAGAAAGGATCATACCATTAAGTCTTTAGAGACAAGATGGAAAAAGCTAAACTCTTGTTGCATGGGCGGAATAGAACCCAATACTATTTATACCATAACTGGTATAAGTGGTAGTGGAAAATCTAGTGTCGCCAATCTAATTGAAACTGATTTAATTGATCTTAATCCTAAAGAAGACGTAATAGTATTATCATTTACTTTAGAGATGCCTAGTTTTAAACAAATAGGCAGAAAATTCTCTAATAAATTACGAAAAACAACTTCGTATTTATATAGTTCAAGCATTGATATAGACAACGATACTTACAATAAAGTATTATCTATAGCAAAAGAACTAAGTGATTATAATATTTATTATGTTGATACTCCAGGTACACCATCTGAAGTAGAAACTATAATCTATACTTTCTATAATACTTATGTTAAAAACAAACATAAATATTTTGTTATACTTTACGACCACGCTTTATTAACAAGGCAGGTAGGCAGTGTAATTGAAACCATGAGTGAACTACAACAAGTTTTTATTAGAGTTAAGAAATTACCTCTAACATCTGTTATAGAATTATCACAAATGAATAGAAATATAGAGTCTCCAGAAAGGATAAACAATCCAAACAGTCACTTTCCTATGCGAAGTGACATATCATCATCCGATTCAGTATACCAAGCTAGTGATTACGTAATCGTTATTCATCGTCCAGAAACGTTAGGAATAACAGAGTATGGCCCTTCACGTTGGTCAGTAAACAACAAAGTATATATGCATATACTAAAGAATCGAGACGCAGGAAAACCTGCCATTTTAGAATTTGAGAACGACTTACAATTCAATAATTTGATAGAACCTGAGAAGGATGAGTAAGTTAAACAATTTAAGGCTGAAAAAATTATGAATACTATATATACAATAACAGATTTCTTTAAGAGTAATGAACCTAAGAGTGGAACAAGTATGTTGAACGATCTTATTAGCAAGAATTTCGCTAAGAAGAACCCATGGTTTGGCAAACATAAATCTCATAACGATGAGATTGATGAAATCTACAAGGCTATCTTTGGTGAGCCAAAGAAAGAGAAAATTACTACAAAGAGTACAATGTATATTATTGAAGAGAAACCGTATAATAATATCAATGACACAATGTCTATTGATGATATTATCGATTTAATTATAAATCTTCCAGAGGAGAAAAAGTATGATTTTAAACTTGACGACGGTACGCCTGTTAAGTTTTATGATGATCGCATTCAGATTGGATATGAAGTTATCCCATTTGGACATACTATGTTCTCTTATGCGCCAGAAAAGACGAAAAAAATCAAGAAAACAATTACCGACATTTATATTAATATTAAATAATGTTAACATTACCTACAGATAAAATCCCTGCAACAAGTACTAATCCAAAATTTCTAATTCTATACGGTAGACCTAAGGCAGGCAAGACGAGTTGTCTAGCTCAATTAGGTAGTAACCTAATAGTAGATTTAGAAGGAGGAAGTACGTTTATAGATGCTATGGCTGTTCAAGCTCGTAGTATAAGCGAATTAGGGGATATCGCAAGTGCCATCCGTGCCAAAAACGAAGAAGTAGGGCAAAAATTTTATAAGCATATCACTATAGATAATGCTACCCGTTTAGAGGAAATTTGCCTACCTTATGCAAAGACACTGTATAAACAAACATCAGTTGGTAAAAACTACGCTGGTGACGATGTTCGTACATTGCCAAATGGTTCCGGATATATGTATATTCGACAAGCTGTACGCAAAGTAATCGACATGTTTAAAGAGCTCTGTGAAGAGTTTATTCTAGTTGGACACGTTAAAGATGTTCAAATAGATAAAGATGGAGAAGAAGTTAGCGAAATGGCTTTAGATTTAGTTGGAAAACTAAGTTCAAT